CGTCATCAATTTTTTTTTCTGCTTTATCTTTTTTTGCCATTAAATGCCCCCGGGCATATCAACCAATGCGCAAGGCACTGAGTTGCCGGCCTCATCGATGCCAGTCAAAACCCCAGATACATAAATGCAATCGCTTACGGTTGATTCAGTGGTACTGAAATCCCCAAGACCGTTAAAGTCATTGATGTAAGCCTTTGCACCCTTGGTTACATAGTTAATATCGCTGATAGTATCTGAGCCGCCGGTTAAGGTAGCTCCCGAGACAGTCGCGCCAATGTTACCGCCGCCATTATCAGTATAAGCAAGTGCGATGTTACCCGCGGCACCGCCATTGCGGGCGTAAAGATTCACAACGGCACTTGCCGCGACTGCCTTTACCAATGCTCCCGCGGTCGCATGACCATTAATCTGAGCCGCCAAAGACGTTGCCGTCGCGTCGTTAGACGTTGCGGCTCTAAAGGTTGCATCGCCCAATGTAACGGCAGTTGATTGCGCTGTAAATACAGTCGCGCCAATCGTAACCGAGTCGGGAGTTGTGGTTAAAAGATTCGTATAATTTGTTATGGTAACGTTGCCCGAGCCTCTTTTTAAGGCAAGTTTCAAAGGTACTGCCTCGCCGGACCTAACGACCGCGGTCTTGGTTGTATCTGATAAAGATTTGCCGAGTGAAATGCCGATGCGTACGCCATCGGATTTAAGCAATGACAAAACTCCCGCAGTTGAGGATTGGCTTACCGCCAAGCCCGCAATGTAAGTTGCGGGGTCTGAGCTATAAACCGATACGCTTTTAGCGGTCGATTGAGTCGAGCCTAATAAAACTTTTGTTGCATCATGCATTATAAACCGCCAGGGAAATCGATTAATGCAACGCCATCAGTAACGGTCGCGCCATCCTCATCGATGCCAGTCAACGTGCTAGTTACATAAACCGCATTAACCGCGGTACCGCTAGATACTGCCTTGCCGGTTGTTGTTGAGATTTGCACTTGAGCGCCGATTGTTGGCGTGAAACCATTTGTTAGCTGAATAGGCACTCGCTCACCTTTGCGGCAAATAGCAACTCGTTTATGATCGCTCAAAGATCGGCCTAACGAAATCCCGAGCTTAGAGCCATCAGCACTAGCAAGAGACAACGTATCGTCACTTTTAAGATGAACGCAAAGGCCGGCGATAAAAGTCGCTGGGTCTCCCGCTCTGTTATCAACTTCTTTTGCGGTTGAGGTTGTTGTCCCCATCAAAATCTTTGTTGCATCATGGCTCATTTTTTAATTTCTCCCCTAAGTAATGTTTTTTAGATCCATTCATTAATTTGTCTCGATAAGCCTTTTCAGAGTCGCTCCCCGGATTAATCCCAGTCCGGTTTATCAACTCAGCTTTTTTAACACGTTTAAGCATCTCAAAAGCCGGCTCAAAAACGGTCTCATAAATATATTGAGCCCGATCCTGCTTACCATTCTTGGTTAATTTTAAATATTCTTCAAGTGCAGATTTTGGCCCAGAGGTCAAAAGGTCTAGGTTGTCCTGAACTGCAAAAAAACTTTGGATAATCCCAGACTTTATTGCACTGGCCTTTTGAACGGCAGAGTCGTAAGTCTCCTTTTCTGCCATCTTAAAAATATCGGCAACGTCTTTGGGGAGCAAAGATGCATTGGTCTTTAAAAACTCCTCAGACTTAAGGCTAAACTTTAAAGCCGACTCAATATCTTTTGAGTTGGCCGATTGCTTGTCCCGCTCCTCTTGCTCCTTTTTGGCCTTTTCTTTTAGGTCTAGCTCCTCTTTTGGATCCGGCTTACCTTTACCCTCTAAGGCCTCAAGTCTTTTAATTAGATCGGCATTTTGAGATTTTAATGCCTCAACTTCTTTGCCCGCATCCGGTTTATCTCCCGCGGGAGCCCCGCCGCCGCCGGCACCCTCGCCAACTTTATCTAACAATTGTCTCCCAAAAAATAATCTCATTTACTCCCCTAGGTTTAGATTCTTTTCATCAACTAAAATTTGCATCCCACAACGGCAACCGTACCGATCCCCGGGTTGCTCCCCATCCCCGACTTGAAACTTCTTGCCATAATTAAGTTGATGCTCTGGGTCGGGCTCCTCGGCATCTGATGGCAACCAAATGTAATACTCGCCGGCGTACTGATTTCTAATCTCTGAGCCAACTTGCAATACAACTTCATTTTGAACACGCTGAATCAGTTGCACCGGATTGTCTAGGATTTTTTGCGCGAGTTTTGGATCCCCCTTAACTCGCTCCCGATATCCTTTGACCGCTTTAAGTGCAACGCTCAAGACTTGGGATTTATTTAGAAATGGTATTTTATCAACAAAATTTAATGCCGTCTTTTTGACCGCAAAACTATCGCTCAAGAGTTTTTTAATCCTCTTTTTGGGCATGGTCTTACTTAAGATTTTAGACGGCTCATAGACAATCAATTTAAATCCTTAGCCTTTGGTCCTGGCGCGCAAAGATGACTAATACAATCCTCACAAAAAACTGAGCCATCTGAGGTCTTAAGAAATAACTCATCTGCCCGAATCCTAGCCCCGCATGAATCGCAAGAGTCGTTCAAAGGCTTTTGCGGTTTTGGATCCATTAAACAACTCTCACCGGTTGATTAGGATTTTGGTCGGGGGGAGCCGCGGCCTCATCCCCTTTTGATCCCTCATCTAAGTCTAAAAGTTTATTAATAATCATTGTCTGATTATCTCTTGAGACTAAATCGCCCCCGACTAAAGCAAAGGTCTTTAGGGCCTCTAACGCTGATGTAATTTGCCTAAAGTCTTGGGATTTAAAATTAGTTTTGATCTTAAAGATAGATTCTAGGACCGGCTTAATGATTGAGAAATAATAATTTTTAAGGCCTCGCTCAACTGCCTTGGCATCGCCCTCGCCCGAATCTCCCAAGCCTTTTGGAGCCTCGCCGGTAATGTAGCTAGCGGGCAAGCCTAAATAAAAAGACTTCTTTTGGTTGATAAATAGCATTGCCGCATCAACTGATTTTAGATCGGGGCTAGACGTTTCAATTTTATCTCCCCCATCCAAGAGAACGTCTTTACCATTTGCCAATGCGGTTGCGATTACCTTGGCCTGGATCTTTACTTCTGAGGAGTCGGTTAAACTCACCGACTTACGCAAATCGGCCATTTTAATTTGAACTGCCTTAGAAATGTTCATCGACTTAGATAATGATGCTACAGTGCAATATTCTAAAGTTGAGTAAAGTTTAAGCATATCAGTCCGCATGAAGTTTTTGAAACTAACGTAAATGCCTAAAGATGACTCCCCGCTTTTAGCATAATCGTCTTTGATTTTTTGTTGCTCGGTTGCGGTTGCCTCAACAATGACCCCTAACGCTGGGTCAAAAATCAAAAACAAATCTCTTTTCTCTGCCATCCCTTTTGCGAGTCGGGTAATGAGCCCCTCTTTGGCCTCGGATTGCAAGCAATTGTCCCAAAGGGCAGGTCGGTATTGCTCAGAGATCCCATGCGTACGTTCAACAACGTCGGTCAAAATTTTGGCAAACGTGTTAGTCGTATCGATGGCAACGAAATCCCGCTCAATAACTGAGAGAGGGAATATGTTAGGCAACTCTGTGCCACTATCGCTATTAAAATTCCATCCAAAAAGACTAGTTAAACTCATTTTAATTTCTCCCTTTAATTAATCCGATCCACTCAAGGCATGACGCTAACGAATCCGGCGCGTCATCGGGCTCTGCGCCGTACTCATATTTAACCACTTGCTCAGTGTAAGAGCGATTCGATTCCTTAGACAAGTGAAGTAAATGGGCGTAGGCACCGGCCGCCATGATTTTGGAATGCTTATTTTTGGTTGTGTCTTTGCCCACAACGCCGATGCCTGCATTCTTTAAGAGTTGGCCTAGCATTATCACCGGTTGATCGCCTAGACCATTGGTCTCAAAACAAACTCTCTTCACGTTAAATTTATGTAGCAGGGGCACAATCTCATCTAGGCAGTGATTCCAGGCCATTTTGTAAGTGAATCCCACGATGGCAACGCCCTGCAGATAACCTTTGATGATTGAGATTGCGGTGTGATCTTTGCCTTTATGACTCGGATCGATGAATGCAACGGCGCTGTCTCCGGTCGGGAATCTCTCAATATAGTTAATTTTGTCAAAAGGACTTGCACCCTCATCCATCACTTTTAAGAAGTAGGATTTTTGGATCGATGATTCATCGACCTGCGCAAGTCTTTGGGCCTCTAGATCATGGTCTAGCTCTGGGATTGTTCCATGTGGAATCTCCATTGTTGGCACTTGGCCTCTGAGTTTTGCGTAAAGATCAAACTTATGGGCCGGTTGTCCGATGATTAAAACATTCGGAGTTAATTTATTTATCTCATTATATTTCTTCTCAACTAGTTGGCGCGTGGCGTCACTAGTGTCATCCTCTGTGACAGGGTCATCCATTATCACTAGGTCGGGATGGCGGCCCCTGAGAGTCACTGTTTTAATGGTCACGGCACTTACCGAGTGATCTTTGCCGATGAGGCCGGTCACTCTTAATGAGCTCGCATTCTCCTTTTCAAAGGTCACGCCATTGGCTTTGGCGGCCGATGCTATTTCAGCTAACATTGCGGCGTTGCGCTCTTTGGATTTTGTAACGATCAAAACTCGATAGTTAGGATTCTTTTTTAGCTTTTCAGCGATCCCTAAACAGACAATGTAGTCAGTCTTACCGTATCCCCTGGATCCGAGAATTAGCCTTGCCCCTTCTCGATCTAGGCCAAACTCTTTCATCTCGACTTGCTTAGGGTAAGGCTTTGGGTAAGACGCCTTAACGCAAAAATCCTCAAAGCTTTGCTCTATCTGCACAACTTCTTTGATATCTGAGCTCAGATCCTCATCTGGTTGTGCATCGCGCCATGATTCAGGCCTTCGATTCTTTAACCAAAAGATTGCGGCCGTTGTGTCGGGGGGATAGTGCTTGCGAGTTTTGGCCCGAATGATCTGCCCATCAGAGATAAAAATCTTTTCTTCAATGTGAGAATAGCCGGTTGCGCGATGGAATAATGACGCCTCGACTAAATCATCAGCTACTTGCGTGCCTTCTTTTAGGGCCTGCAAAAAATCGGGATGCTTACCCTTCCAGTTATAAATGGTCCTAACAGAGACGCCGATTCTCTCTGCCACTTGCTCATCAGTCTTGCCGCAAGCGTAAAGGTTAACGATTGT